ACAAAAAATATCAAATAAATTAAACGATTAAACTTTTTCTACTTGATGTTATTATTGTTCATTAAGAACTCTTCTGACAATTCTCATCAAATCAGTTTCAGTTAAAGTTACGATATTTTTTTCAGTGTTTTCATTTTTTGGTTTGTAGGATGTCATTACAGGTTTTTGTCCTTTACCTGTTTGTGTGTCTTTCTTTTCTGCTCTTCTTTTTTGTTGACAGGCGGACTTTTTTTGTGAATCAGACATTTTACCTGCAACTCCTGCGGCTCTACATTTAGGATATGAACCTTTATCTGCATCACTTCTCCCACAAGGTGGATGTTTTCCGTTAACTTTTCGGCAAATGTCCACCCAAGGACCTTTTGGTTGTTTTGAACCTTTAGGTTTTTTCTTTGTTCCAAACCATACTGCTAAATCCTCACTAATTGTATGAACATCGTGTTCCTCCACATCGTAGGTTCCATCTGCGTTTTTCTCCCAAACACCTACAGTTTTCTTAATATTATTTTTCAAAGTCTTTTGTTTTTTACTATGGTTAAAATCAGTATCCACAAATTCATAAAAAGGTCCAAGCTCACTGTCTTTCCATTTTTTTAAACCTATCTCAACAGGTCCATTATATAAACCTGCAGTAACAGAGGTATTTGCTTCATTTACCTTTTTTCTTTTAACGGGAACTATTTCTTTGTCAAAAGATTTTTTCTTTACTCTACCACTTGGAGTTGGGTTTATAATGTTACCTTCATCATCAGAGAATGTAGAATAAGGATGATGTTTTATGTAGTCGGTTACCTTTCTTGCAATTTTTTCTAAATCCTTTATTTGGTTTCTTCGTAAATCAAATTTTTTATCGTAACTGTCATATTGGACTAACGGACTATCATAATCACTAACCTTAACCGTAAATGGTGCTATTGTATTATCCTCAAAATCCCTAAATCCTGGTTGTAATGGTGCTACGTAAGAACCTCTCCCTCCTGTTGAGTCGGATGTTGCTTCCTTTAATATTTTCTTTATAATATCGTCAATTATCATTACCTTTATAAATATCATAGAATATGGAAAAAGAAAATGAAGCGTTTGGTAATATTTTTGGAACTATTGAACTTTTGTCTGAAGGACATTTAGATATGATGTTAGAATCTATGGACAAAGAACACTCAACTTATTATTTAATTGAGGGAATTAAATCAGCTTACCAAAGAGGTGCATTTACTTTAGGTGAAGTAGAAGTATTATCTAAAGCTATTAGAGTTCTTTCTCGTGCGGAGTAATTTTTTATATGTTATCAAAAATAGGTGGTAAAAACACATCACAACAATTCCCCACACTTCCATCCAAAATATCCCCCAAAAAAAACCAATTACTAAACTAATCAAGTATAGATATAAAAAATACTTAAATCTTTTTGTCATATATAAAGGATAAATTACTGAAACAAAAAAACAAATTGCAATAATGTCGTGTGCAATTGGATATGTAACTAATGAAAAAGATGTTAATAATAATAAACAAAGTGCGGGTAGTTCCCATTTTTTCATTGAGAATAGGTGATAACTTGTAAGGGCGTTTGTCGCAATAAATAAAGGTTCTAATGGTGTTCCCCAAACTAACGACAGAGCTTGTATATCACCCAATACCTGATAAACAATGTAAGGTTGTAGTAATGCTAAAATGATTACAAACAACCTTACAAAAAAATCATATTTTTTTAACATCTATTTCCACATTCTGACGACACTTCCATCATCATATATTATGGTATAAATACCATTTGAATAGAACGTATCAACTTCCTGTCCCATTGAATTAATTATTTTAACCACTTTCTTTTGATTTAAAGAATTATCTATCGCAACAAGGTTAAAGTATTCCTTTTCACCATTAAAGTCTGTCTGTGATAATCTATAGTAGTTAATTTCACCTCTTTTATATGTTTTATCCGTATAAGAATAATTTATCTCTTCTTGTGAATTACCAGCACCTGTTGTATTTGAAATCATCTCCCAATTTTCACCGTCAGTAGAACGTTCTAATGTAAAATAGTCATTATCTTTTTCAGATGCTGTTGCCCAATATAAAATATTATTACTATTATTTTCTACACCGTTGAAATAAATTAATTCAATTGGTAGTGGTGTAATAACAGTTTCAATAAGTTCAATGTTATCAATCCACCACTCTTCACCTGCTGCATTTACTCTACAAAATAAATCAATAGCCACTTGTGTTATACCTGAAGGTAAGTTAAGATTTACAGTTGACGGTCCTGTTGTAGAAGCCCCTGATGGGGATTGATATATATCTCCTGTTGGTGCTGCTGAATTTGTAAAAGAGCCATTTGCATTGTGAGTTATCACTCCTGTTGATGTAAATGGAAATGTTGCATTGTTATTACCTGTTATTCTTAATTCAGATATAAAAGTGACACCCCCATTTGTTGACACCTGAACATCCACAAAATCACCAACATCAACACCTCTGGTTGTGGCGGTTGAGCTAGTAAAAGTTCTTGATGACAATCTGAATTTTAACCTATATTCATTAAGGGGATTTAATCCTGTAACATTTGGTAATGAATACCAATCTTGTTCGTTTGCTGACGTTCCTGTTCCAGTACCATATATCACAGCACTTGTTGTTGGTGAAACCGATGTATTAGTAAACCACCCCGTAGTTACTGCAGGTGTCCACCATCCTGCGGTTAAGTATACCGATGATGAAGTTTCCATGTTATCAAACTGAATAACTGTTTGACTTATTAGTATATTTGATACTAAAACAAATAATGTAATTAATAAATTTTTCATATGTGTTCTTTTTAAATAATTATCCTAATAATAGACAATAATTCACTTTTTTAAAACTCTTTTAACCCATACATTATCAAATAATAACTTCACATGAATATAATGGGGTTAAACAAAAAAAAGAGTCAGATTTCTCTGACTCTTTTCTTATTCTATTTTAAGATTTTGATTATCTCAATTCTCTCAAATCAAATGTACGAACTCCATCAACTGTGATACGAGCGTAGAAACGGTTATTAACCATCTTTTTCGCGTAACGTGTCATTATACCTTTGATAGGTGTAAAGTTGAATGGGTTATACATTGTAGGTGTTAATTGTAGAGGTACGTACGGTGCGTAGATGTAACCTGTGTCAAGAAGTGAAGTTCCTTTATGACCCAACAACACTTGGTTTGGTGGGAAGTAAGGATCACGATACACTTGGTAACGTCCTGCAAGAGTACCAACTCTTTCAATACCCATGTTATACTGATCTTGCTCAGGAGATGCGTTAGATACGTGGAAGTATTCTAAATCATCAAAGATTGCTGAAACTTCAGAAGATACAACGATCCAGTTTGCACCACCTCTCAAAGTAGATTTGTGGATTTGTGCAGACAATTGGTTAATCGCAGTAATCAACGTTTGATTCCAATCTTTTTGAGTATAAGATGTAGTTTGTGCAATTCTTCTCCATCCGTTGTAATCCCAACGTAGGTTCCAAGCCGCTCCTTTTCTCAAGTCACGAAGAATTTCACGGTCGATTTCAGCAGCAACTTGCTCTGACAATAGGGCTGTCAATTCAGCCTCAGCATCAATGTTGTGGAATGCCGCAACATCTTGTGCTAATTCAGGAGACCATTGTGCTCTAAGTTTTCTTTCAGATACAGAAACTGTTACAGATTCCAAATCAAAAGAAACCTCACCGATTTTCTCTTCAAACTCAAGTTCTTCATATCTTCTCCAAACAGCAGTAAATGAAGTTCCTGAAGTGATAGCAGAAATAGATGAACCTGTGTAACCATCAAGTGAATCATTACCACAAGATGCACAAGCAGGACAAGATAAATCTACCTCAAGGAAAATACATCCGTTAGCATCACAAATATCGTAGAATGAACCACCGTTACCATCTACAGGGAATGTAGTTGGTGTTTGTTGTCCATACTGAACAATACCTTTACCATATTTTTGAGTTACAACTCTAAACAACAATGGAGTTGTTGTTGAAGGAACTGGACAAACAGTGCTTGCCGCAAACCCAAGACCTGTATTAGGAAGAACTTTCAAATCAGACAAGAAAGTCTCACTATCAATTTCATTTCCATCAGGACCTACTAATTTACCAGCACCAGGGATATTGTTCCATCCACAAAGTTTGATAAGAACTTTACGTGTGTTACCAACATATGCGTTAGTCAAAGAACCTGTAGCGTCAACTAAATCACCATTACTCCATACAACAACTTGTGCTGGTGCAGTAATTGCAGACCAACGTCCTTTAGAATAGTCAAACAATCCTGGAGGATCAAGACCTGCTTCAGCACCTTCGTAGAACAAATCATAAAGGTTTTTAGCATAAGGATAGTTAGGTGTTGCGTTTGAATTTGGGTAACCTTGTCCTGGATTATTATCACCTGAATTTACAGCTTCAGGAGATCCAATTGGTGGATAATGCTCAGCAGAAGTTGCTCCATATCCATTAGAATATCCTTGGATACGAGGTACGAAGTAGAACAATTTACCGATAGGTAAGTTCATTGCTTGTACTGATACGATATCGTTAGCTAACAATTTAGAGAAAACCCTTCTTACGATAGGGAAAACAACAGTTTCAAAAGCTCCGTTTGAACCTTCAGAAGTTGCTTCGTTAATCAAGAAAGAAGCTTGGTTTTCATACAACTGTGCTACGTTTTCTTTTAGATGTCCT